TTAAATCAGTCTTCGGGAATAACAGTATAGAAGATCATCACTTTGCCCGTTATTTTGATCGGAATATGAACGCCATGGATGCGTTCTTTGAACGTAAGATGACCAACGAAGGGTTAAACCTATCCCAAAGGGTTTGGAAATACGTAGCTCAGTATAAGGATGAGCTGGAGATGACCCTTGACCTTGCGATGGGTGAAGGTACCGGGGCCAATAAGCTGGCTTCGAAAGTTCAGGAATATCTACAGGATCCGGATCGATTCTACAGACGTTTCAGGGGGTCAAGAATAGGTGTTGATAATGATGGCAAGCCTATTTATGAAAGAATCTGGAAACGCAGGGTATTTGATCAGAACAGCAAGACTTATACATGGGTGAATGATTCTCCTGAGAATTATAATCCGGGTCGTGGGGTGTACCGGTCGTCATATCGCAATGCCCAGCGCCTTGTCAGGACTGAAACAAACATTGCGTACCGGACCGCTGATTATGAGAGATGGGCCCATTTGGATTTCATCGTTGGTGTTGAAATAAGGCTTTCCAATAACCATCCTGTTTATGATATCTGCGATGAGCTGGCCGGAAGGTACCCAAAGGATTTTAAATGGACTGGATGGCACCCGAATTGCCGGTGTTACATGATCCCTGTTATGGCTAACAAGGAAGAGATGGACAATCTTATTGATCAGATCCTCTCCGATGATACCAAGGCTTTCAGCAGCAAGAATGAGATCCGGGAATATCCTGTTCAGTTCAAAACATGGGTGATTAATAATAAGGGCCGGATGGAACAGGCCCAGGTAAATGGGACATTACCCTATTTTGTGAAGGATAATATGACAGCCATTGATAAAATGACCAAATAATTTCAATAAAATTCAATAATCATGGGAGGAAGAGGGAGTACATACAGAGGCGGGAGTGCCGGAGCCTCAGCCTCTGAATTAAGCGCAATAGCTGAATATTCGATGACTGGATATTCAGGGACAAACTATAATCTCAGGAATCAAAACAACACCAAAGAAGCTGATTTGATCTCGAGCGGATTGAATAAAAGCGAGAAGTTCACTGGACGTGTGTACAGAGGATTAAGATTTGATAACCAAAGTGCGTTTGACAACTTCAAATCTACACTTAATGTTGGAGGCACATTTCAGGATAGAGCTTTTATGTCAACTTCTAAGGATCAGAATATTGCTTCGCGTTTCTACAACTCAGATCCACTTGGGATGGCAAAAGGAAGGGTAAAATTTATCATTTCAGCCAAGGGAAAGAAAGGGAGCGATTTGGGGGGTATAGGAATTAAGAAAGCAGAAGGTGAGGTATTATTCAACAAAAAAGCCAAATTCAAGATTACCGGAAAGAAGGTAGTCACCGAAAGGGATAGATATGGTGATAAAATTAAGGTTCTGAAAGTTACAATGATAGAGATATGAACCCAGGCAGCTTTGACGTGTTACATTTTGATTGCTTATTTAAAAGCTACAATAGGTATGAAATTCCTGAATTACAAACCGGGCATTTTGTTGATGCTGATTTTATCCCATTCAATGTGGTAACCAGAACTGACAATGTTGGAGTTCATTGCTTTGTTTATGATTACTATCTTGAAAGGATATGGAAAAGGCCCAATGTATACGTCAAATATTTACAAAAAAGCAAAGTATTTTTCACTCCTGATTTTTCCATATATACTGACATACCAGAATCTCTCCAGATTTTCAATACATACCGCAACAGATGGGTGGGAGCTTATATGCAGAATGAAGACATCAATGTTATTCCTACCGTAAGCTGGGGGCTGAAGAATACTTTTAGGTTTTGTTTTCTTGGAATTCCAAAGAACAGCACAGTAGCTATATCCTCTGTAGGTGTTTTAGTTAAGAATGAACACTTATTCAAGGCTGGATGTGAGAAGATGAAGGAGGTTATTAACCCGGTTAAGGTATACGTATACGGTGATAAGCACGATGATTATTTGAGTAGCCTTTTTGATATTCATATCATCGAAACATTCTCTAAATCAATGAGAAATAGGATAAAAATGACAGGAATATAAAAAAGCCAGGCTGAACGTCTGGCTTTATGCTTTTCCCCGATGGGTGAGTTGTCGTTTCAAGGTGCCTATCCGGATGGTGCATTTCTTATTTGAATACTCCTTACCATCCATAAATGGCTCATTATACAGGCTATTCTTCTGGATGCCGATCACTTCAGCTGGCAATGTGGCATAAATGGCCGCGATGGATCCGAAGTAATAATTGGCTTTGCCCTGGAATGGTTCCCGGAGCTGAATATGTACGATTTTGCAGCCGTTTTTCATTACCTATGGCCCGTTTTATTTGATTTAATATGTGAATTAATAACAGAATAAAGATCTTTCAAGTCTCGCTTAAGTTCACGTTTTAGATCTTTGATGGTGTAATTTGGTTTTATTTTTAGCGGTTCGCCTAACCTTGGAATTTCTTCTTTCATGATTTATAATTTAATTTCAATTTCGTAGCCATTCAGATCGTAAAAGATATTCTGCAAATCGTGAACGTTCTTCAGTCCGTTGTGAGTAAGAAAAAACCCGGTTCTGTCAACCAGTCTCAAAATCCCGCAAAACGGCAAAAATTTAAGCACTGCCCCAGAGTAGTTGTCAAGTTCAAATTCTCCGTTTTTAAAACCAGATTTTTTTAGAATCTTTTCGGTCAGGAGGATGGGTTGAATATCTTTATATCGTATTATGCGATAGGCACCTGATCCAGCTTCGTGATATTTGTCAACAACATCCTCTTTATTTATGCCGTATTCTGAAATATTTTTTACGGTAATAATCTGTCCGTTATGATTCACCAGATTTCCGATACGGAGCTCTTTCGGGTCAATACCGATCGCTGACAGTCGTTTTGTTTTGTAAGATACAAGATCTTCCATGACGTTAAAAGTTATGATCTTCTTTATACTCAAATACAATTTGAAGTGTATATTTGGTCGATCTTGTAGCTCTTTCGTTCATAACATATTCAGTTTTCCACCTGTCGGAAAGCACATCGTGTGTCTCCCTGACATCGTACTTTATCTCATCCCCATAAGGACGATCTATTTCAAGCTCCATGCCGTGCACAAATACGCCGGAAGATCCTTCGGAACATGCTTCAGATACGTTTTTGATCCATTCTCCAAGTTGATCGGGAAAACAAATCAAACGATGCGGATCGCCCTGAACGATTTTACCGTCTTTAATTTTAATGCGAAATATTGGTCTCATATTACTTGTTTTTTAATGGCACATTCAACAAAATAACTTCAGTAGTATCTCCTATTAGGTAATCAATGGCCAAGGCAACAATAGCCCGGCTCTGGATCGATTTAAGTTTTTCAAGACCGGCCTGTGTAATGTCGGTTTCCTTCGATTTGAGCACGTCAATGGCTTTTTGATATCCTTGTTTCACCGGAGCATTAACGTAGCGATTTATAGCCTTCTCTGCAAGCCTGGTCTCAATCTTTTCGATTGTGGAATTTATCTCTGTATCGTTTCTCATGATGTAAATGTATTTACTTTTTTGATTAACTAAAAAACTAAAGTTGCTCATCATGTGCATAAGCTAAATTCCTTAGATCATCAGCTTTCTCCCGAAAGCCATCATCGTAAGCTGGTGAAAATCCCTGCTGTTCACATAGCATATTTTCAGCCTTCATACCTTCAATTTCTGCTTGAATAGCAAGAATCAAGGCTAATCTTTTCACGTTATAATATTCGTTCATCTGATCATATTAAATTGTTCAAAAATTCATTGTACCTGGCTCTAAATGCCTTATTTGTTTCGAGTAGATTACTCACTGTTTTACACGATGAGTTGACGGAAGCATGATCAAAACCTGTGTGCCTGGCAATAACCGCAGGTGATTCATTTAGAATCATCCTCCGGTATTGCATGACCACCTGTCTTGTCTCAACTATTTCTCTTTTGCGGGTCCTTTTGTAAAGGTCTTCCATTGGAATACCCCAGGCTTTGCATGCTGCTTCATCTATCTTTGTCTCCCTGCTAACTTTTTGTTTCAGGCCTGGTATTACATAAGGGTTCATTGCTCAAAATTTAGACGTTAACTAATTTTTGTGTAGTGATCTTATCAAAGATCGCTTTTGTAAGAAAGATGTCATAACTGGCATCATGGAGGCTTGCCTGGCTCACATCGATCCCCATCCATTCAGCGACCGTTGCAAGCTTAAAATTTGGCATCTGGGATCGTTTGTCAATGAGGTACATGGTAGCCATGACCATCACATCCAAAGTATTCGGCCAAAAATAGGATCCGAAATACTGATCCCCGTTTTGGAGGAAGAATCCCCGGAAGAAATTATTGTCAAAAGCGGCATTGTTATACCCGACAATGAAGAACTTGTCATTCTTATTGAATTTGTCAATGTACTTCGAGAGCATATCAATAAGCTGGCAATAAACATCCCGCATGGGGGGGTATAACATAATTTGTTCGCGGGTCACACCGGCGACTTTCAGAGCTTCATCTTCTATGACACACTTCGGGTTTGGCTGGACTTTAAAGTCAAAAGATTCTTTCGTTTCTCCGTTAATCACGACGGATCCGGATATCTGGTGAATTCCGTTTTTAGCAGGGCTCAAGCCTGTTGTTTCAAGGTCAAGGAATAATAGTTTTGTCATAGTCATTGTTATTTATGGTTCTTAAGTGCCAGGAGTTTCTGGTTCCTGGTTTGTTTTCTTTCTTCCTCATATTTCTTTGAAAGATCACCTGTCATGTACCAGTGCTTAGCTTCGATATAACTCCCTTGATTGGGAATAATAATAGGACTGTTGTGACGTCTCTTTTTCATGGCAGTATTGCTTATTGGATCTGATTTTTATCCAGGCAGATAACACAACTACTTCCGTGCATTGCGAGAATATCCGCATGTTCAGGATCATCGCCTTGAAAGTTTGCGGCGACATAAAGAGCGGCAATGCCGCGATCTGCGATAGTCATGTGTATTTTTCTACTTCCGGATAACTTCCCTTCTTCCATTCTTTTTTTCATGCGCTTTTTACTTCTCTGATTTGCCTGTTCGACAATGCGATTTGCCCGGAGTAGGGTTTGAAGGTTTTCGGTAATTGGGTCAGGCCATTTATCAAGTGGGACTCCCTGGCCGAGCATGGACCAATTGATCATTTTCGCAACGATTTGTTTTGCTTCTGATACTTTCATTTTGATCTATTTAAAAGTTTAGGATTATCGTGTATATTTCCTATTACTTCAAGTTCGCTCCATAAAAAACATTGCTTTATTTCACCACGAGTTTTAGGAATTAAATCAAATTTTGTTTCTTTCCATTTTACTATTGCCTTTCTTTTTGGAATTTTATAATAAAATCCGTTCCAACCCTGACCTTCTGGAATAAGCACTATATCACCCTCAAAGATCTTCTTTCCGTTTTTATCGGTTAATCCGGTAAATTGTCCGACTGTTTTCGGAAGAACATCATGCCAGTCAAATGTATCGTGATTGTAACTTATTGCGATATTCGGATATCGCCTTAGTGTTTCGCCATCTGTGACCATAACCAGGCTCCCTTCTCTCCATGCTCCGGTAACTACATCTTTTCCTCTAAATAATATTTCTCTGTTCATTTTAAGGTTTCTTTTTTAGTTTTAACTGCTTCAATAAATTCCGGTTCCTGGTGAAAGACATCCCAGTGTTTGTACCGTTCATTGGCCTGGTCCCGGTCTTTTGCTGTCAGGATATCCTTTACGGCACATTCGAGAGCCTTTATTTTGAGAGGTCGGGGGTCAATCATCGAGTTTAATTGCTAAACATTAAATCGAATAGAGTAGGAGCTTCAACGTCCATTTCAGCCTCTCTGAGGTATCCAAGTCCGTCTCTCCAATAGTCATAGCTTAATTCTGTAGCCAATCCGTACCGGCCCTCCTTTACTGCAATGTAAGGCACAGTTTGAATGCCTCCGAATGGATCGTAAACAACATCCCCCTTGTTTGAATACCGATTGATAAGTCTTTTGACAATATCGATCTGCAGAGGGCAAATGTGGTTCTGATTTTTCTTTTGAGTCTGCCGGCTATTAAGTGTTTTCATCCGGATGACATCATCCCATATGTCTTCACGTTTGCTGACAGGATCCACGACCATGAAAGTTGAAGGAAGTATACCGATTGCATCTAACATCTCCGCAAACTGGACGTGAGCTTCATAATCATAGATGTGTTCAGAATCGAATTTGCGAAACAAACGCCTGATTTTGGAAAGGTCCATGTACGCAAGATCATTTCGGGTCAAAAGTGTGTCACCAGAGCTTTTCCAATGGGCATGAGCGTCAATCTGCCATCTGGCCCTGGAATATTCTTTCTTGGATTTAACAACCGGTATGTCGGCATAAGCATTCGACGTGTCAGTTGGTAGTTTTCTGAAAAGCAAAACATATTCCGGACATCCGACTCCCATCTTGGATCCGTCTTTGCAATTCTCTGTCCAGCCTAACCGATATGTTTGGCTGTTTTCCCGGACCACATCGGTATCAACGGTAATCATTCCCATGAACTGGAACCCATGCTTTATATAGTGAAAAATAGCTTCAGCGTGGAACGGGTCTATTGTTGGCATCCCGGTACCTGTTGCATTCCCGAACAGAACACGGTCCTTTATGTGAATACACATCAATCTTCCAGGCATAAGAACTCTCAGGGCTTGAGGTGTAAGGAAATCCATCTGCTCCCAGAAAAGTTCATTGTTGATATTGTGACCGAAGTCATTGTACGTTGGGGTATACTCATAATGGTTGCTGAACGGGATGGATGTAACTATGAGGCCAACCGAATTGGATGGCATGTCATATGCCTCCAAAACACAGTCATTGTTAATAGATTTAAATCGCTTGCTGGATACTTCTTCGCGCTTTGAGAATATATAGCGGAGGAGCTTTTCTTCCTGATTGCGTTCACTAAGTCCATTTTCACGGATAATAGCGACCATGTTATCAATGAGCTTATTGTGATTTGCCCATTTCTCCATGAATGTTTTAAAGATTTCAACTTCGCTTTCGGCATAGATCAGGTAAATATCAACCTGATAGGCCTGTCCAAAGCGCTGGATCCTGTGAATTGCCTGGAACTTATCATTGAATTCGTAGTCAATACCTAAAAATATTGCTTTGTGACAATACTTTTGAAAGTTGAGACCCTCCCCAAGCATCTCCGGCTTCGCGGCCAGGTATTTTAGACGGCCATGTTTGAAATCGCTAACAATTTTATCCTTTTCTTCATCATTCTGAGTACCGTATACAGCTTTGCATTCAGGAATAGCTTTACATATAGCATGTCGTTCAGCTTCAAGGTCGTGCCATATGATAAAGTGCTGATCTTTATTTTCTGGGCGATTGATGATCTCCAGCATCCTTTCGATTCGAAGATCAATACTGTCTCTTTTCTCTTTTGCGGCATCTTTCAATCCCAACGCTGCTTCGCGGAACATCTTAACTTGACCATCACGATCAGATCCTGCGGTTGAATTATCAACCTTCACGATTTCCGGAATGACATTCAATTGAGGCATATCAAAACCTTCATCTGAATAACCAAGGTCAGATGGTTTCGTAATGAAAATGGACCAGGTTGATACCCATGTCCAGAATTCTTTTTCCTTATGCTCGTAAAGGGTAAGATTGTTGGCTTTAGTTGAATCTCTCTTGAAAAATCGAGTAAGGGCCTGACCAGTATCCATAACTCCCAGGTATCCGGCATAATGAATAAGCTCTTTGTATCGGTTCGGGGAAGGCGTTGCTGTTGCGACAAACTTGTATTTTACATCCTGAAATTTTGGAAGAAATGTTTGGTAGGTCTTGGACCCATATGACCTCAAAACAGAGGCTTCGTCGAGTGATGTCGTTCGAAAATAGGAAGGCTCAATATCTCCGTCCCTAACTCTTTCGTAGTTAGTTATCAAAATATCACATGTGGATGCTTTGACTTCCTCCTGATTTGTTACGTATTGGACATTTATACCGATATGATCAGTCGCTTGCTCCATGAATTCGCTTATGACGCCCTTGGGACAAACAATCAAGCCTTTACCTCCCTCATGTCTCAGTATGAGCCGGATGATTTCAAGCTGGGTAACAGTCTTCATAAGTCCGAAGCTTGAAAAAATGGCACGATTCCCCCCCCTAATGGCCCATTCTACACTATCTTTTACATGAGGGTATAAACTTTCAGTAAGTTCAGCTCTGTCAATCTGAAAGCCGCTTTCGCTACTAATAGCCATTTTGGATTTTATAAAATCCAGGTATTCTTCTTTCGTTCTCATGCTCAACTCCTATTCTTAAGAGATGCTTCGATATCTTTGGCGACTTGATATCTGTTGGAAGCATGTAACTCAGATTGTTTTTCATCTTTGTGGGCTCCATGATTGAATACGAGTATCAAACCGACGATGATGAGATAAATAATTATGTATACTGCTGTTCCCATGCTATTCTACTCTTTTTACTTCGTCAATACCTATGAATATATGTTCGCCAACTTTTAGGCTGTCAATGCTCTCTATGTCTTCCTGAGACAGATCATCGTTACTCTCAATAATTTCAGTGAGGGTGACCGATTCCTGATTATCAATAGAAAATTGTTTCATGATTAAAATAATTGAGGATATGTTTCGACTTTATTGGCCTGTGAGACCTTCTCTTGTTTCAGATTTGCCCAATAGAGGATAGCCCGGTAAGCATACCGAAGGATGTTCACATGACCGGCATTGTACTTGAAATCATTCCTTTCCCAACGGTGTATTACCCGGTTTTTGAACCGATCTTCGGATAGGTACCAGGCTCGTATGGAAGTTCTTTGGGACATCTGACTACCGGGCTGGTTAATTACTTACTGAAATATTTATCTTTTGCATCCCTGCATTGCTGCAAGCTGGGTTTTACGCAGCTAAATAGTTCACCGGTATCAGGCCTGTAGTCGTATTGATAATACACTTTACCTCGATTCTTGAAGGTCTCATAGTGTTCGGCCCCGCTTGGGCATTGGCTTACGCCGTTTTTGTCTGTCTTCATGATGGTTGTGGTTTACTGTTTTACTTTGTTTTGTAATAAATTAGATAACGACACAAATATAAACTAATAGTTTCTATATGCAAAAAC